TATGTTCAACGACGAGTGGGATTGGCGTTGGAAGGCTACAGATATGTCAGACTTCAAAATTCCTCGCAAGACAGAGATCGGCCAGGACAACATTGATGTTGCGGCTTGCTTGCGATTCTATAGCCCCACACAGCTTTATCAGTTGATCAAGGACGAGGAGACTGCACAAATCCACGGATTCAATATTGAGGCTTGTCGCAGAGCAATCATTCAGTCTGTAAACAACAACAACAATTATTATAACTTCCGGCAATACGATTGGGAGAAGCTTGAAATGGAATTGAGGAACAATGATTTGTTCTTCACAACTCAAGCAGCAAATCAGCAATCAATCCGTGTTGTTCACTTGTGGGTTACAGAGTTTGATGGGCGCGTATCTCATTACATGATTAATGATGACAACTCTGTGCAAGACTTCTTGTTTAAGAAGGTCGGCAGGTTTGAGAATAGCTACCAAGCATACACGGTCTTCACATATGGAGTCGGAACGAATGGATACTACCATGGAGTTCGCGGGCAAGGATACGATGTTTTCGCGATTAACGGTGCATTGAATCGTGCTTATTGCTCGTTGCTTGAAATTGCATCGTTTGGCTCCGCTCCTACATTCCAGCCTAAAGATGAGACTGCACTGCAAGAAATGCAATTCATCCCAAATGGAATCTATAATTTGCTTTCCCCGGGAATTGATGTTATTAAGGATACTATAGTTCCAAATGTATCAAGTGGAACGCTTCCAATTGTAAATGCATTTACTCAACTCTTCCGTGAAAGGACATCGGCATACAATACGGAGTCTCTGGTAAACACATCCATTGAGAAGTCAGCTACACAAGTACGCGCTGAACTTAGCAATATTGCTAAAATGAGCGTGTCAAGTTTGAATCTTTTCTTTGATCCATGGGAATCGCTGATGCGTGAAATGGTTCGTAGGATGAAGCGCAAAGACTACGATGCCCGTGAACCTGGTGGTAAGCAGATCATTGAACTTCACAAGCGCCTTCTCCGCAGGGGGCAAGAATCGTTTGGTGCAAAAGACAGATATCTTCAAGCGTTTTATAACCTCGATGTTGATAGACTGCGTGTGACTAAACCTGTTGGCGCTGGTTCAGAGGCTGCTCGCATGGTTTCGTTTGATCGTCTTATGGGAATCTTTGGTAGCTTGCCGGACTTCGGTAAGCAGAACCTCATTTGGGATATCGCATCTGAAACCGCTGGATACGAGAATGCTGCTCGTTATGCAGTTCAACCTGGTGAGTCAGAGCGTCCAACTATTGATGCGTCTATTGCACAGATTGAAAACAATCAGCTTATGGCTGGAAGCAATGTCCAAGTTCTGGATGGTCAGAATAATCTCGTCCATGCCAAGGTTCATGTTGAGGCGCTTAATCCGCTTGTTACGCAGGCGCAAGAATTGCTTGAGCTTGATCCAATGCAACTTGCTCCTATGCTTGGTGGAATCAATGCGCTTAATGCTCACGTTGCACAGCACGTTGAGTTGCTATCTCAAGACCCAGCTATGCGTAGCGAGTCTGCTATGTTCCGTCAGATTCTTCAGAATGCTGATGAAATCCTTCATAATGGAACGCTCAAGGTTCAGAAGCTAATGGGGCAACAAGAGCAACAAGCAATGATGCAGGGTCAAGAAGAGCAACCTCAACCGCAAATTGATCCGGCAGTCTTGGCAAAGATTGACTCTGAACGAGCAGTCCGGCAAGCAAAACTTGAAATGGATATGCAAACACACAAGCAAAAAATGATTATGAGACAACAAGAAGCATCGCAAAAGCTTGCCTTGCGTGATGCGGAAGTTGCGAGTAAGATTCAAACACAAGGCATTAGAGCATGACACAAAGACAACTATTCCAACTGAACTCAGATAAAGTATCAAAACTTGAAGCAATCTTAGAAACTCCAGTATTGAAAGAGGCAATCGCACTCGTAAGACACGAATGCTCCCCTAAAGCACCTACTGATATTGAAGCTGCAAAGTCAATTGGGGCTGAAGAGTTCATAAACAAACTTACACTTCTTACAAAAGTTAATCAAAAGAGATTGAATGATTTGGACAAAGAGTATATTGTCCAAGCGCGGAAGAAACTTTTGTCCACCGGATTATATACGGAGGATGAAATATTGGAGGCAGAACGCCTATCAATGGAAACAAACAATCAACAGGAGTAATTATGAAAAAAGAAACAGCAGTCAAACCAGTAGTCAAAACATCCAGCAAGAAAACAAGTGTCGCAACCAAGGGAAAATCTTGGGGTGATCGTCATCGCGCAGGAATCAAGAAATAAGTAATATGTCTGAACAAACACAAGAAGCACCACAATCAACAGATTCAGCAATCTCCAATCTTCGGAGTGCGCTTACATCTATTGCAAATAATGACCTGTCAATCCAGCCGCCGAAAGAGAGCAAGCCTATTGAGCCTTCTCAACCTGCACCAGCAGCGCAAGAAAAACAAGAAGCGCAAGTTCAACTTGAAGGAGGAGGCGAGGAACCTAAAGTTGAAACTCCTACAAAAGATGTTCAGTCCGAAGTAGAGCCTTCTGAAGATAAAGCAAAGATTCGATGGAAGGAGCTAAAGCAAGCTGAGTCTGATCTTAAAAATGCACAGCGAGAACTCGCTGAATTGAAAGCAAGAGGTGAAGAGTATCAGCAGGCATCGCAAGAGGTCGCTGAACTTAAAGAACAACTTCAAGCTATTCAGCAAGAGCGCGAAGAACTCGATGGTGAACTCTATATGTCCAGAGTTCAGTCAACGCGAGAATGGAAGCAGTATATTACAGAGCCATTGAATCAAATTATTCAAGATGCGGAATTCTTTTCGCAGAGGAATAAGGGAGATACAGGTGAGCTTATTGATGCGCTTCAAGCGGACACAAATGGTGATCCGGCCAAACTTGAAAGTCTTATTGCTGACTGGTCTGAACGTGACAAAACAAAGGTGTGGGCGCTAGCTGATAACCTTTTGCAAATTGAGAAACGCAAAGCCGACCTTGAATCTAATTCAAAGGCTGCATATGAAGCTTCAATGGAGCGTTATGGTAAAGAGCAGCAAGAACAATATCAGCAATATATCGCGCAACGTGAAAGCGCAGTAAGCGAAGTGTTGCCTAAAATTAGTGAGAAGGTATTCAATCTATTGCCGGAAGACAAGCGACCAGACATCAACAAACTTCAGCAAGAAGTTATGGGTTATGATGAGTGGCCTGAAAATCTAAAGGTTTATGGAATTCTTGGAGCTACTGTTCTTCCAGACTTGGTTGACCAAATCTCTTCATTGCAGAAAGAATTGAGTGAGGCCAAAGACAACAATGTTAAACTCCGTGGTGGCGCTCCCGCTGCCGCTGGTGGGAATTCCCCCAAGAGTCCGGCAGAAGCAGCAAAGCAAGTTGACTACACAAAAGTAGATACAGATGATTTTGTTAAGAGTCTTGTAAGCAGGATTTCAGCATAAAATTTGCGTCTGGTGTAGATGCTTAATAGGGCGGGATTAAAAGTCCCGTCCTATTTTTTTATTATTGTTAAAAATAATGCTTGCATATTTTAACAACATAACCTATTTGTCGAAATGCAAGTTATAAGTCTTGTTTAAAAAACTTAAATGGATCGCTGATTCCACAACATCAGTAAAACAAATTGAGCTTATAAATCCGCAAGGTCTTTGATGTGGCTCACCAAAGAAAAAATAACAGAATTGCATTAGGCAACTAAAACGCTTTTGTAATTCATAAACCAAAATTAAATTTAGAAAGATAAAATAATATGTCACAATATAATCTCGCTGATGTAAACAATCAGCTTCAACAGGAAGCCGGACGTATCGGTGAAATGATCTCGTCCAAACTCATCGCAACTGACCCTTGGAATCGTCTTGTCAAACAAGATACATTCCCAGCTGGAATGGGCGAATCTATCCAGACCCTCATCCAAGAGCGTACAACCGTTCCTAACGCATCCTCAACTGCGTGGGAAGATGTTGGCACTAACGATGGAACTGGCAACACCTGTAACCCAACTCCTCAAGTTGTTGAGTTTGCTCGCACACTCAAGAGCTACAACCTCCAGCAATCCGCTATCCGTTCGCCTGGTTTCTGCGTGAACGATCTTCGTACTGCATGGAAAGCTGAAGAGCAGCTTGCTGGTGAAGTCAAGGTTCTTAAAGAGAACTCGCAGTGGTTCTGGAGCAACCGTTATCGTGATGAGTTCTCTCGTCTCGCTGGCAACAAGGTTGTGACTGATGTGAACGACACTCTGGCGATGTCCACAAGTGGATCGAACCAAGCGTTCCCAGCTGCGGCTCCCGCCTATGCTCTGGATCAAGGTATCCTCGATCAGTTCTATCTCGACCTCTCCCGCGATGCGGCTGAAGGTAATTACGCGATTGTTGATGGCGAGCCTCAGTATGCTCTCATCTGCTCTCCCGAAACGAGCAACTACCTCAAGAAACAGAACGCCGAAATCCGTCAGGATTTGCGCTTCTCTTCGCAGGTTGATGAGCTTATCAAGCCATTCGGCGCTGCATTCAGCTACAGCGGATTCGTCCACTTGGTTGATCGCCAGGCTCCTCGTTATACGTTCACTAATGGAGAGTTTGTTCGTGTGCCATTCTTCACTACTGCCCCTGCCGGAACAGGCAACAAGGCCGTTGTGAATCCAGCATACCGCACCGCTCCTTACGAAGTGTCGTTCATCTACAACCCTCATGTCTACACCTCGCGTGTTGCACAGGTTATTACAAGCCCAGGCTCTGGTCTTAAGTTTGATCCTGTTAACTATCGTGGTGAGTTTATGTGGATCAATAACAAGGATAATGCAAACAACATCCTTGGCGTGAATGGTTACTTCTACGCTCTGTTTATGCAGGGTTCCCAGCCAAAGCGCACTGAATGGGGTTATGCTATTATGCATCTCCGTTGCGGTCCAGCTACGCTGTATCAGTCCTGCTCGTAAGAGTTGACTAACCCAATGCGGGGAGGATAAAAACTCCCCGCATTTTTTTTAAAATTAACAAAGGAATAATATGGACGATAATAAAAAAGGTGGACTTGCAGTAATGATTGGGATGGGTGGTGAATCTGATGAGCTTAAATTTCCCGTGCCGGAAGGAATGGATGTTTCGGAAATGGAAGAGGGAGACGAGAAAGAAGTTCTTGCTGTAGTTTGTTATTGTGGAGATGGTGAATTTAAACTTGTCTCTGTTGATGGATATCCATTGAATGAATCAGAGGAAGAAATGCCTGAAGGATATGAAGAGGAAGAGGAAGAAGGCATGGAGGAAGAGCAACCATATCCGCAGCAACTTCAGTCTCGCGCAGGATTGGCATAGTTATGGCTAAACTTCCAGAACATAGTGATTCTGAATATAATCTGCTTATAAAGATAGCAGAAAATTTTGGTGTTATTGTTGAGCATGGAGATTCAAAAGAAGTTTTGCTTTACAAGATTGCTGAAAAAACTTATCAATTAGCACAACCTTAATTAGAATTTTAAAATATATGGCTCAACAACCAATACACGGAGACGGAAATTTAAATCTGCTATATAAGATTGCAGATAACACCTACGATATTTCTCAAGGCGGGGGTGGTGGCGTTGGGCCAAGGGGGGCCACAGGTGCTACAGGTCCAGCGACTGGTCCTGCTGGCGGCGATCTTTCTGGAACATATCCGAATCCAATTGTAGATGGTTTGCAAGGAAGACCAGTAAGCAATGCTATTCCATACAATGGTCAAGTTCTACAATACGATGGAACGAATTGGGTTCCGGGTTCTATTCCATCCGGTGGTTCTGGTGGTGGTGGAGTTGTTTATTATCTCAACTTTAATACTGCTGCGGATGCTCCAGTAACGAACATTCCGCAAACTCCAAATACTTCTAAAGAACTTGGTCTTGTTGGAGAAGTAACTGGAACATCATATCAATCTCCTGTTCTTTCAACTGCAAGTTACAATTTGCTCGCATCGTTTGTAACCGATCTCAATATCCCTTCTGCAACTGCAATTCCTGCTGGCATTTGGGATTTCAACATTTTTGCGCAATCTACAACTACGAACGTATCAAACCAAGTTTACTTCAAAGTTGAGATTCGTAAATACGATGGAGTCAATGCGCCTGTTCTTCTTGCAACTTCTAACGATACATATATTTACGACCCAACAGAAATTACTCAACATACTGCATCGGTTGTAATGCCACAAACAACAATTTTGGCTACTGAACGAATTGTTGTATACCTATACGGAAGGGCGCATCAAAACAACAATCGCCTTACCTTCCACTTCGGCGCTCAATACCCATCTCATACGCACAGCACAATGCCATCTGTTACCGGCAGCGGAGTTGCTAAAGTGGTGAATGGAGTTTTCCAATCACCAGCATCTACTATTGTTAACGCTGATGTTTCGGCTTCCGCTGCAATTGCTGTAAGTAAACTTTCTCAATCGACAGCAAGGATTCTTGGGCGAACAACAGCTGGAGCGGGATCAGTTGAAGAAATTTCAGTAGGAAGCGGACTTTCATTGTCTTCTGGAACATTGACTGGAATTACAGATTATACAAATTATTTAGCATCAATTGGTCAATCATCTACTGTAATTGAAACAATTGAAAGGAATTCTGCATTTGCATCAACTGCAGCAACATCTGGGACTTTGTTCCTAATGATGATTACGCCTGTTGTTAATACAACAATAACAAAATTATCTTTAAATATTATTACTGCCGCTACCGGAACAGGAACATTATTTAAAATGGGTGTTTATTCCTTTAATGAAGGAACAAATACAGCAACATTGCTTGCTTCTACTGCAAGTGTTACATCAGCGGTTACTGCAATACAATTAGCAGAGCTTCCATTAACATCTCCTACATCAATAACATTGGTTGCTGGAACAAGGTATGCGCTCGGATTTTTAGCAGTTGGTTATACAACTAATCCAAGTCCTTCAAGTGCAATAGTTCCTACAAATCTCTCCACACTTCCGCCAGTTATGTCACGATCAGTTTCTGGACAAACCGATTTGCCAGCAACTGTGGTTGCAGCATCAAGTCCGGGCGCGAGATTTTGGATTAGAGGATCATAATTATGATTATATTTCCAACACCAACATCAGTAGGAGAACAGTTTTCATCTGGAGGTAAGACTTGGCAGTGGAATGGATTTGCATGGGATTCTATTGCAAATGCGTCCGCTATTGGAGCTACTGGAGCAACTGGCGTTACAGATTTTACAAATTATTTAGCATCTGTTGGTCAATCATCTACTGTAATTGAAACTATTGAAAGGAATTCTGCGGTTGCGTCAACTGCACCTAATGCTGGAATTTTGTTTTTAATGATGATTACGCCTATTGTTAATACAACAATAACAAAATTATCTGTATATGTCGCCAGCGCCTCTTTTGGAACGACATTATTTAGAATGGGCGTTTACTCATTTAACGAAGGAACAAATACAGCAACATTGCTTGCTTCTACTGACAATTCTCCAACAGCAACTCAATCTATTCAATTAGTAGAGCTTCCATTAACATCTCCTACATCAATAACATTGAGTGCTGGAACAAGATATGCATTTGGATTTATAGGAGTTGGTCATACACTTGCGCCAACCCTTACAAGCGCATCAATTGTTTCCACTCTTTCTGCACTTCCGCCAGTTATGTCACGATCAGTTCCTGGACAAACCAATTTGCCAGCAACTGTAGTTGCAACATCAAGTCCGGGCGCGAGATTTTGGATTAGAGGATCATAATTATGAATGAAATTGATTTAGGGATAAAGGATGGAGTCAGAACCATTGAAGTTTACGATGAAAAGGGAAACCTAATTGCAATTTTCAAACGAGTACAAAATTCAAATAATGAATAAAAATAAATAAATTATGCCAATTGAATACCGCCATAATTATTAATATGGATACTAACTCATTTAATGCAGGGTTAACAGGAATATTTGCAACGGCAACATCTGTTGGAATTTCATTACTTCCAGAGATAGAAGCATGGTTGAGAATTGGTTCTCTTTGTATTGGTATTGTTGTTGGTATTGCATCTCTCGCTGTAATTATTAGAAACTGGAATAAACAAAAATGAAAACACTACTACTAAAAACACTATCACTACTTACAGGAGCATCTAAATCTGTATTGGAATTTATTATCCCAATCTTGAAAGACAGCACTGCAAATATCCTTAAAGCATTGCTGCCTATTGCTGTTGAAGTTGTATCATCTTTGAGAGATTCGTCTGCAAGCGGAGATGAGAAGCGCAAGATTGCAGTTGAACAGATCAAGCAGACTGCAATTAAAGAAGGTGTTGATGCGTCATCAAGGGCTATTAACCTTGCGATTGAGTTGGCTCTTGCTAAGATCAGCAAATGAACGAAGAGAAAGCATGGTGGCAGAGCCGGACAATCATTGGCATTGTTGTAATGCTACTGGCTCAAGTATTGAAATGGCTCAATGTTGATATTGTTAACGAAGAGTTGACGGATATTGTGACTATTGTGATGGAGGCAGCTGGTGCAGGGCTTGCTGTTTATGGGCGCGTAAAGGCTCGTAAAACGATTCGCAGGACAAGGCCTGGCGGTATGTTCAATCCGCACGCTGAAGTGCGTAGAGCGTCGCCTGTGCGAAATAAAATCTTTGGATTGTTTCTTGTGATGATTGCTTGTTCGTACGGACAAATGTATCCATCCAATGTATGGTATGAAAACCCAATTCGATTTACGGAGTTTGTTGATCAGCGTCCATTTCTTGTCCGGCTTATTGATAGCCTCAAGTGTAGCATTGCTTTGTTCCCGCTCAAAGGGGAGATCAAAGGTTCAGCTGAATTCTGATTATGCCTCGTAGAATTGACATGGCTGGGTTCATCTTGGATTCAGAAGCCCGTAGAGACAAGCAAGGAAACCTCAAGGTCTACAATCTGCCTGCTGCTGATGGTGGAGGATCGTATGAGGTTGCCGGAATCAATGATCGTTACCATCCAGCAGCCGCTAAGAAGCTCAAGGAATTGATCGAGGAAGGCAAGCAATGGGAGGCTGAAGAATACATCAAAGCATATCTACTAGACTACACGAATGTCGTAGCCGATTGGACTCGTAACCCTGCTGTTGAAGCGTTCCTTCGTGACACCGCATTTAATCGAGGTCCGAAAGGAGCATTGCGTATTTTGCAGATTGCTCTTGGTGTTCCAGACGATGGCAAGTGGGGGCCGATTACGCAAGCTGCTATGGGTAAGCATACGCCATCTGAACTATTGGATAAACTGCGTAAGGCAAGGGAAACATACGAGCTTCGTATTGCCCCTCCCGTTGGAGCAAGAAAACAATTTTGGACTGGTCTTCAGAACAGATGGGATAATGCACTGAAGTTTAGTAAGCAGTTTATTGTTTAACAATTATGAGCGAACAGAAAAATAATCAAGACGGAGATGTTCTTTATCTCCAGAAAGAAAACCTAAAGCTAAAAGAAATCTTGCGGCAATGCCTCAAGGCAAGACAGATTGCCCATGTAAAACAAATCATTAGGGAGGCACTTACAAATGAGCGATGCAATTAAATCAGCAATGAAGCGATTGGGCGTGTCTGGTGTGAACAAACCTAAACGCACACCAGGTGCTACAAAATCTCATGTAGTCCTTGCAAAAGAAGGATCAAAAGTTAAGACGATTCGTTTAGGACAGCAAGGCGTATCCGGCTCTCCTAAACGAGAGGGCGAGTCTGAATCTGACCGCAAACGCAGGGCATCATTCAAAGCCCGTCACGCAAAGAACATTGCTAAAGGTAAGATGTCTGCGGCATATTGGGCCGATAAAGTGAAGTGGTAAAAAATCTTTTTGACTTATTCACATTGCTTGTTAATATCTTTCCCACATGAAGCGAATCACTATTAAGGTTGATGAAGCAAAGTGGAAGATTCTTTTCAAGAAACCAACGCCGGATGACTACATTGGAATTGAGGAAGATGACATTGGCCTCTGTGTCGCTGAAGAAAGAAAGATATTCGTAACACCTAATCCAGACATGGTTCTTGGAACTGCTATCCACGAAGTCCTTCACGCTGTATTCCCACAACTTAATGAGGATGCCATCATTGCTGGCGAGGAAGCATTGATTGATTTGCTTGATAAATTTCCAAAAGAACTACTACATGAGTCTTAAATACGAGCAGTATAATTCGTTAGTTAAAACACAGAAGTTTCTTCGTGATATTCTATTTACGGATACTCGGCCAAAGAAAGTATCTGAACTAAAGGAGCGAGCATATCGTTGCCTCCGTCACTTCCCACACTTGAAGGAGAATGGCGAGCCAATGTTCAGCCAAGATGACTTTCCGTGTCCTAAAATTCAACTCACAGAAGAACATGGCATCAATAAATAAACAATGGAAGAAGTGGATGGCAGTAAGCTGTTCGCACGGAGATCACCTTTGCCCAGAGGCAAGGGATAGTGTGCTGCGATTTAAGGAGCGTTTCAAGCCAAATACCATCGTCCATCTCGGAGACTTCATTGACGCAGCAGCGGCTCGTTCTGGAGCCATGAATGACCCTAACGCTTCGGATCGTGCGGCATCGGTAGCTGAAGACCTATCTGCGGGTGTTGACTTCTTACAGGAGCTTCGGCCAAATCATATCCTATATGGAAACCATGAGGACAGATTGTTCCGGCTCGCCAACTCACCCAATGCTCTTGCCGCTCACGCTGCTACTCTTGTTATCCAAGAGATTGAAAAAACAGCTAAATCACTAAAGGCTCGCACATATCCATATGATATGCAGTCACATCCTATAATTGGAGGGACTCGATTTATCCACGGCTTCATGTATAATGTCGCTGCCATCAGAGATCATGCGGAGACATTTGGAAATTGCGTGATGGGTCATATTCATCGCACCGGAATTGAACAAGCAAGGACACTACATGGGGCTACGGGATACTCTGTAGGAATGCTTATGCGTTTCGGTGCTGACTATGCAAAGACAAAACGCCAGACGCTGGCTTGGACGCAAGGATTTGGGTACGGATATTACACAGACACACAAATAACAATAAACATATGCGAAAGAAAACGGGGCAACCCTTGGATGCTGCCGCTATAAATGCGGCATGGGAGAACTTATTCAATCAGAATAAAATATTTACAATTGATGGGTTAAGGGCAGAGGGGTGGTTATCTATAATGGAAGTTTGTTCAAGACTAAACAAGTCACGCAAGGCGGCAAAGGAAACTATGGAAAAGAATGGACTTGAATATAAGAAGTTTTCCGTTTCCGTTGATGGCATTATAAGAAATACCGGGTTCTTTAGATTCAAAAATTGAAAGGGGAGGAGATTTCTCCCCTCCCCAACCAATGAACACACAAGCTGGGCAACACAAACCCAGCAAGCTCAACTTATTTTATTGTTTCCCAATAGTCAATTGGATAATTAATTTCTATCTCTGTTTTTTCGTTGTCGAATCCTTTGACTTTTTCTTGTTCGACTTGGAGCTTGATTGTCCATGGGTTGTCTTCAGGTAGGAGTCCAGCGTGTCGCAAGCCATCGAGTAGATTCTTTGTGGAAGCTGCGGCGTTGTCTGGATCAAGACACCGGACTCGGAACAGAGTGAAGCGGACTTCAATGCGTCCAGTAGCGAGTCCCAGGCTAACTTTTTTTCCTTGTATTGGACTGCCCAATGCTGGCGCATGGTTTTGTTTAGTGATGGTGTTCTGTATTGGACTGTTAGTTTTAGTTGCATTGGCTTGTATAAATGATCGTGATGCGTTTGGAAATGCCAGCAGCAGTTCTTTCTCTGTCATAGAATATATCCCTTCTGTTTAGCCCATGACGGGTTATCGTGAATTTTATTATGACAAAATCTACAGGTCGATAAGAAGGTATCTTTGTTGCACAGATTCTTTCCTCGCTTCGCCATGTGATGAATGTCTGTAGCATCAAGACCACAAATTTCGCAGTATGGATTTAAAGCAAAGTGTTCCTTCCTCGCTTGAGAGTATTGCTTGAGTTCCTTTGCGTGTCTTGTTGACACCCTGTTAATTCTACTTCTTCTTTTTAACAGGCTCATAATATGACTCCATACTTGTTAGCACTTCAAGGCATTCGCCATTCGTGATTAGCGAACTAACGCATCTTGGGAATTCTTTCCCGCGCATATGCATATCACCTAATTTGTTTAGCTTGAATGGAGAGACAAATACCTTCATCTCCCCATTCTCAAGACCAATGAATGGAATTAAATCCATCCTACGAATCCAGCTTTGAAATTATGTTTTTTAACCATTGGTCTTTCTTTTGTGCTTTAGGTTTTTTCTTGGGCTTGGTTGGTCTACGAACTCTTTTCATTCGATAGATGTCTGGTATTGGACTTTTCTTTACAAGAATTTCGTGAGTTATTGTTTGATGTTTTTTAGAACAATACCTAATTCTTCTAACAAAACAAATGTTGTCTTCAGTTGTTAGTGTTCTTGTGTCCTTAACATCTGTATCAAGTTTACATTTGCTGCATTTCATTTGCGAATTTCTTTGCTTCTTCCATTAAGAACATTTTTGCAACAGCTTCATCAACTCCATATGCAGGGCGTTCAATTTGATTGATAAGAGATTTAATTAATTCAATTGCTTTGTATAGTTTATGAACATCCAGCATATTATCTGTGAGTAGAGTTGTATACTTCTCCCGCGCCTCGTCGCGCTCAACTAAAGCGGATGCCAGCTTTTG